TTAGTCGCCGGAGGCTTTTTTCATTTCCAATACCTTGCCGCCAAACGCACTTTCCACGGCCTCGGAAGCATCCTTGAGGCTGTGAACATATCTGGCCGTCGTCGTCACCGACGTATGGCGCAAAATGAGCTGAATGGTGGCAAGGGGTATCCCGGCTTGATCGAGCAACGAAGCCGAAAGATGCCGGATCGAATGGAAGCCGAACGGCTTCACCTTCGCCCGCTTGCACATCTTGGTTATCATGTCGTTGGCGTAGGCATAGGGGCCATTTGTTTTCGGGTTGATAAACACAAATTCCCGCCAACCCGTCTCCATACGTTGATCCCGGAGAGCTTGAGCGAGTTGCTGTGTCAGGGGTATCCAATCCCCTTCCCGTCCAGAAGTCCGCTTTTTCGTAAACAGGCGAATACGCCCGTTGGCGAAGTCCACGTCTTCCCATCTGAGGTTGAATATCTCGCTGCGCCGCGCTGCGGTATGCAGATATGCCAAGAGCATACGCTTCCGGTGCGGCTCCGAGATTGTTTCCTTGTTCGTCTTGTGGAATGGCTTTGGCACTTGATCCGCAACGGCGTAGACCTCCCAGAAGTCCTCTTCCGGCGGAACATACTTGTCGGCTTTGTCGGCCTTGTACGGCTCTACATCCCATGGACAATCCCCCTGGACGATCCGCGACCGCTTGCCCCAGTTCCAAAGGCGCACAATGTGCTTGCGGAACGTGTTGGCCCGTTGGCCGCTGCGAGTTGTGGCAATATGGTCCAGAAACTGCCGGACCACATCGTGACGCAGGGTGTTGACTTCCATGATCGGCGTAATGCCCGGCCAGGACAGCAATTCGGCGAAGACAAGCGTCTTGTCATCATACGTCCCTTGGGCCACGCCTTTGGCCTTGAGCGCCAGCATGTGCTTTGTAATGAGGGTGTGCAAGGATACCGCACGGGTCCTCGTCAATGAGCACTCTTTCAGCTTCTGCCGAATCAAAGTCTCCCATTCCAAGGCTTCCCGCTTCGTTGCCTTCTTCTTTTCCTTGCGGCGTCCGTCCGGCAACATGACCCGGCCAAACCATTCCATTCTTCCCGTCTTCCGGTTCTTGCGTTTGATTGGCACGCAAACCTCCCGTACTGGTGGGTCTTAACGCTTCCACTATGCATTTTTCACAGAACCGCCACCGGCCCCCGATTTTGACTCCACCGAGGGCGGCTGCGTTGTTGTAAACCCATTCCGGTGATGTTCGCAATGCGTCGGCCACATCCCTGGCGGAATGGATATGCCCTAGTTCTGACTCAATGGCGGCTCTAAGACTCATAGAAATTCCTTGTCCCGGCCCCCGGTGAGGGGGGCCGGATGGTCGTTGTTCTACGCGGCGTCAACTGCCAATCCATTGATCTGTTCACAAGTGTCTTTAGTCATGGTCGCGGACCTCCTTGATCGGCCACGGGTACAGCGCAGCACGTCCAAGGCGTTTTTTGGCTTGAACGTAGTCATGGCAGCGGTCGATCATGTCCGCGATGTGCGAGTAGAACACGCCGCCGGTTTCGGATATTTCCCGCAGTTTGCGGAAAGGCTCATGGCCCTGGTAGGCAACGCCGCCACGGCCAAACTCGACCGCCCAGCCCAGGTCACGAAGTCGGCTCTCGATGCGCTTGGAAAGCTCGCGCTTTTCGTGCGGGCACAGGTCGGCAAGAGCCGGGTCGCAGTCGTCGCCGTCAAGGCCGAAAATGGCTTGCGTCAGCGTGTCGGCGTCAATGGCCCATGCGGTTCTGGGATCAGGGGAGGCTGATTCTCGTCTCTTGCCTATGATCCGGCTGAGAAGAGTAGCCTTGCCAGTGGTGGGGGTGTTGGGGTAGGTGTTTTCTGCCATAATGAATACCTCGCGTGTTCGTTTGGCTGGGCCGGGGTCAGCGTCGAAACTCCCCCGGCCCGTTCATTTATCGTCTGCCGACCGCACTACGCGGACGGCTTGACTTCTTTCTGCCCGGTCAACTCATCTCCACCGGGCATGGGATTCCATCCTTCAATCAATCTGATTTCATTCGGGGTCAAAATGCCGTTTCGCACGGCTATTTCATGTCCCTGCCAACGTGCGCCATGATCTCCGCGCAGGAAGCCGGACAGGTCAAATTCAAGCTGATAGGCTCCACGGTCGGACGCGGACAAGACGGAGCGGGCAATCTCTGCCTCAAACTTCCGGCACCACGGCCCGATAGTGTAGCTGGCGAACCATTTGCCCGCCGTCTCGGAGTTCGTGAAAGAGGAGTGATCCCAAATGCCGACCAGCGGCGGCGGGACCTGGAAGATACGGGCAATTTCCTCTGTGGTGAAACGTCGGCTTGCCAGGAGTTCCGCGTCTTCGGGAGAGACAGAGATTTGCTTCCAGTGGAGCCCCTGATCCAGGAGCATGACCTTCCGGGCGTTCTGAGCCCCGGTGTATGCGTCGTCAAATTGCTGTCTGAGGCGCTGGAATCCTTCGGGGCTGATCTTCGCATCCGACTCAAGCGCCCCGGACGGGTTGGCACCATTGCGGTACATGCTTTCGGCAAACTCCTGGACGCTCAAACCGGCTCGAATCACGGAGCCCGCCCGCTGAATCCGAGACTTGCCGAGAATAGTGTCATCGGTGCGGTCCCGAAGGTGCATGACTTCGCCCTCCAGGAGACGGCGCATCTTGCCGGTGCCGCCGTAGACGCTCTGAATCTCGGTCACGTCATAAACAAGCCGCCCGGTGGGGAGCATCTGGACGCTTACCCATTCCCACGGAATAGGCTTCAAGGCCACGATTCGGCCCGCTCGGTCCGTCACGATCTCGGCCAGGGCGTTGCCGCGCAGGAGGACGGACGCCTCCATGAACTCCACGAAGTCGGGCCACGTCTGCTTATCGTTCGGGCCGTTCGCAATGAGGGCCGAAAGAGGGTGTTCAGGAGCCGCCACGCGCGTTTTCCCGTCGAGGCGGTACACAGTGGCCGGAAGGCTTGCCATTGCCGTGGAGATGGCCTGGACGCATGCCAGGACGGTACTCAGGTTTTCGGCAATGCGGCTGTTCACAAGGTGGCCGGTCCCGGCGTTGAGGCCGGAAAGAGCTTCCCACGAAGGGCAAGCGTCTCGCTCTTCTTTCGCCGGGGTGAAAATTCGCTTGAAGATGTTCATTACACAGTCTCCAGGTATCGCATTGCGCGGGACAGGCGCGGGGGTGTCTTCGCCCTGGCCATGACGGAAGTACCAGAGTAGGCGGGCCATGCCGAGACAACGGAAATTTCATGCAGGACCACGGAACGGAGTTCCCGGCGGCGTCCCTGCCAGCGTTCCCCGTCTTTCGCCACGGTGAAGCCGAAGCTCATTCCTCCGAGGTCGCCACGCTCGGCGAGGGCCAGCACGTCACGTCCAAGAGACGTGTCCGGCAGTTCGATTTCAAAGGCCAGGCCGTTGCCGTCTTCGGAGAGACGGAGTGAACGGCTCCGGGTGCGTCCGAGCACCTTTGACGGGTCATGGTCCACCAGGGCAAGAATATCCCTTTCGGCCAAGCTCCCCTTGAAGGCTCCCGGCATGATAATCTCGGTGAAGTCGGCAATACGCGCCTCGGTCCCGAAGGTCGCGGCATAGCCTTCCAGCTTCCGCCCCTTGGCTCGTACTTCCGTCACGAATCTGCGTTCAATGTCCATCGTCAATCCTGTTGGCTGCTCATCAGGCCAAGGCCGCCACGCCCTGGCGACGGGACCGGACCAGGAGGTACAAAATCCGGCCCCCGTTTCGCATTACGCAGCGATCCCCACGTTCTGGGAGGCCGCGAAGGATTCAGCGTGTCGGACTGCCACGTCACAGGTCAGCATGCCGCGAACCTGGACATTGCCCTTGGAGTAGGCGGTCGTCTCGAACGGGTTGACCAGGATCTCGAACGCGCTCCAGTAGCCGAGAATCAGGTCTTCCCACGCCCCGAAAATCAGGGTGCCGGATTCGGGGCTGGAGATGGTCGGGCCGAGGGTGGTCCGCGCCACAGGATAGCCAGCGAGGTTGTCACGTTCGGGCATGATGTAGCCGAGCTCCGGGTTGTCGGCGTCCTTGAGGGTGCGACGAAGCGCCCGCAGCACGGCGGGGTGGCCGAGGAAGGCGTTGCCTTCGACATTGGCGTCTTCGACCAGGCCGATCAGTTCCAGGAGGTTCGACCAGGAAGGCGTTGCCATGGTGTGATCCACGGTGGAGGCGGACTGGAGAATACCGTCCGGCTCATTGGAGCCGCCGCCGCTGATGGCAACGGAGTCCACGGCTTCGGCCAAGACCTTGGCGAAGTCGTCCCGGACCAGGGATTCAATGTCGGGAGAGGACTGCAAGAGCATGTTGCGGGAGAACTCGGTCAGGCACCCGGCATGCTTGGGGGTCATGCTGACCTTGGTAAACTGCATGTCGGAGGCTCCGAGAGCCGCGTTCTCAGCAACCCAACCGGCGGTTGCGCTGGCCTTCAACTTGGGAATGTCCACATTGCCCTGGAGCCCATTGAGGACACGAGCGCCGAGGCTGTTCACCTTGAGGGCCGCACGGAGGCGGTCAACGAAAAGGTTGCCCATATAGTCCGTGGCGATTATGTTCGATCCTGGACCGGCGGCGGGGGCGGTGGAAGTGATTACTCGCTTCTCGAACACCTGCATCGGCACCATGATCCCGCGCGCCCGGACGCCCATCCTTTGCGCGAGTTCCTTGGAAAGTTCCCGCTCCCGTCCGCCGTCCACATTCAAATCAGGGACCTGGGAGGCAATGGCGCGAGTGAGGGAAAACTTCCGGAGCTCATCGTCCAGGCGTTCATCCCCGGTCCCGGTGAGCTGCTGTCCCTGCATCCGGCGTTCTGCTTCATCCAGAAGGTTCTGGCGGTCAATGTTCTTCTCGGTGGATTCGAGTTCACCCTTCAAGGTGTCGAACCGCTGAGACTGCTCCACGGTCATGTCGCCGCCTTCCCCGGTCGGGGAATCAGCGAGCTTGCGCATCTCGGCCACGATTCGGCCTCGCTGCTCCAAAAGGTCTTTCATCTTCATCTGTCAAACTCCTTCGCCATTCGGCGGTTGATTTCGGTTCCGTGGCGTTGAGGCCCTTGCCAAATCCATCCAAAACCTGGATACGGCCGCTTTTCGAGAGCCCCTTTCGATTCTCGGACGCGCCACGTCGCCCTCAAAGGAGGTTGCGGCCAATGGAAAACTATTCACGTTCCAAAATATCGGCGCACAGATTCATTACCCGCATCACGATGTCATCAAGCGGAAGCACTACAACGGCATGGGGTATACTGTGAGCACCGAAAAAGTCGTTAAGGGTGCTCACTTTTGCTTTCATGCCTTCACCGTCAAACCAAGTGACAAGGTAAGCTCTGTTGTTCCCCTCACCCATCAGTCCTTTGTATTTAAGCATGCCGCTGTCGTCTCTTTCAGACATTTCACTCGCCCGCTTGACGGCGTAAGACGCCAAGTCCGCAGCCGAAGCAGGAGGCATGCCTACCATTTGGGTCAACTCACCCATAATTTTGAGCATGAGCAAATCGACGGGGGAAAATAGGCGGCGGCCAGTTCGGTGCATTTCTCCGACATGAATCACTTCTCGCTGAATCCAATTGTTTAACTGTTTCGAGGGAACACCCGAAACTTCAACGGCTTCACCGTGGGTGAACTGCGGGTCGGTAAAATTGATTTCAAAATCTGGGCTCATGCTCATTCTCCACGTTGTGTTTTTCTTGATATCGCATACTCATGTGAGTATGTCAACCACTTATTTTCTACACCGCCAAAAAAATTGACCGCTCGAAGTCGATTTCAACCGACTTCGGTTTTCTGGAGTGTAGCCCGATAGCCATACACAAGGCCACCATGCCGTCAACGCGGGTAAAACTCTTGTCCTTTGAAATCTTCCGAGCGCCCGCCGGGTCCACCTGAATGACCGTGTTGGCGCAGTTCCAGGTCAAGACGGGATTGCCGCCATGCTTGAGGTCACAATTCAGGATTGCCGTCTCCATGGCGTCAACGGCTGGCCCCATGTCGCGGAAGCCCTGGCCCCACGCATGGAGCGGAAGGTCTATACCTTCATCGGAGAGAATCTTCTTGAGGTCCTCAATCCGCCAGCGGTCGTATGCAATGCCCTGAATGTCGTACTCTGCCGCGAGTTCGGCCAGCTTGAAGGCCACGGCCAGCTTATCAATGGTCCGGCCTGGGAATGTTTCGAGGAATCCTTGCCGCTGCCATGCCGTATATGGAACCCGGTCCTTTGCTTCCTTCTCCAGCATGTCGTCACCCGGCACCCAAAAGAAAGGAAGGATCGCCCCGCCGTCTTCCGGGAAGTAGAGCACAAAGGCGGTCAGGTCGCGGGTACTGGACAGGTCCAGGCCGCCCCAGCACGGACGCCCCCGGAGCTTGGCAAGGTCAACGCTTGCCCCGCATGCGTCCCAATCCTCGGACGATATGAAGCGCTGCTCGGCGTCAACGGCCTGATTCAGATACAAGTTGCGGAATGATGCTTCCTTGGCCGGGATACGCATTGCCTGGGCCGCGAAGTTCCGCATTTCCTCAAGACTGCGGAAGTCTCCGAGGGCCGGGTTGCAATCGTACCAGACTTTTTCATCCCACGGATCGGCGTCCGGGTCGGCTTCGTAGATGGTCGCGTGAAAGCTCGGATCATCGACAACCCCGCCATTCACCTGGCGGCCATACTCGGTCAACTCCGAAAGAACGTGGTTCGGGTCGGAGCTCTGCGTTGAAATAACCACCATGAGGGGCTCGGCTCGGGCTCCGGTGCCGGTCGCCAGGTTGTCATAAAGGTTCCGATTCGGTGCCTGGGCAAGTTCATCGTAGACCACGAAAGACGGACTCAAACCGTGGGCTTTGCGGGCATCGCTGGACATGGCCTGATAGGTGGAGCCCGTCACGGCGTCCTCAAGCTGTTTGTTGAAGTCTCGGACAATGATCCGCTCCGAAAATTCGGGAACCTCCTGAATGATGGCGGTCATCTCGCGGTAAATGATGGCGGCCTGGTCCCGGTCACTCGCCGCGCTGAATACTTGGCCGCGCTGCTCTGCCTCGGGTCCACAAAGGTGTGCAAGAGCAAGTCCAGCGGCCAAGGCGGTCTTGCCGTTTTTCCGGGGAAGGGTCACAAGCGCCTGTCTCACGATCCGCTTGCCGCTCTTGTCCGTCTTGTAAACGGCTTTGATGATCTCTTTCTGCCACGGACGGAGCTTGAGCTTCTTCCCGGCGTGCATCCCGCTTGTGATCGGCAGGAACTCCAGAAAAGCCACCACGCGGCCCCAGCGAGTCATCCGAGGGCGTTCCCACGGAAGCGCCTCGGCCTTCTCTCTCGGCTTATCCTGGGCGATTTTGACGGGCTTTGCGCCTGGTCCTCGCTTCCCCATTACTCGCCCTCCGAAACTAACTCTGAATTTAGGGACCCCCCTCGGTCCAACGATTTCAGCCCTGAGAGATTTTTGTCATTCCACCAATGACGCGGGTTGAGCGGCTTGCCGTTCTCATCACACGCGCTCATAGGTGGCCCTTTCCTCTTTGGTGCGCCGAAGGCTCCGTCTTCCCTCGCCGTCTTGCGGGAATGGCAGGAGGCACAACATGAGGCAAGGTTGTCCATATCCCACGGATCGCCGCCCTCATTAATGGCTGTCTTGTGGTCAACCTGGGTTGCCGGTGTCCTTCGTCCAGAAGGGCAGTATTCACACATGGGGTTCGCCTGGAGCTTTTGGACTCTGAGGCGCTGCCACCTCTTGGTGTTGTAAGGCCATCTAGCCATTGCCCTGCTCCCTCGGCTGGTAGTCTGACAGGAAAGAGGTTGTGTCCTCTTCCTCTCCAGACTTCATATCGCGGAGTGTGTCATTGAGTACGGCTACCATGATCTTGGTTTCACGGTTGGTCATTCCCTTGACCTTGAGCCGATGCTCCAGTTCTCGCTTTGTCAGTCTATCCATGTTGCCCTCGTCTTTGTTCAAGCTGCTTGGTCCTGGGAGGCGGGACACGGGACACCCCTTATAGGGGTGTGTCCCGGTCTGTCCCGGTCGGGACATTGGACAGGGGCGGGACATGTCCCGGTATGTCCCGGTTGTCCCGCTAGCCAGTAATAGTCATCTTCGGTTTCGATAAGGCCCATATCCAGCAAGCCAGAGACAGCCCGCATAAAAGCCTTTCGCTTTGCGGAGGATTCTTCGGACGCCGTAATGCCGGTCTTGTAGGCTTGCTCCCGCCAACGGTCCACATGCGCCCAACCGTCAATCACACACGCCTCTTTCAATGCATCCAGCGCAACACGCTTTGCCCCGGTCAATGGACGCTGTTTGGCTGCCGTGGATATGTCGGCATCCGATTGACGGAGGACAACCGAAGTAATGGGCGCTCCACTTTCCTCGTCGGTCCATCCCGTCTCCACCTGTTCATAGGTGAAGGCCATGTCAGCGGGATATTCAAAGTCCTTGCTCTTGGTGCATGTCAGGATTCGGAGGTCGTCCCGTTTGTCCAGGCGGTATTCCATGTCCAACGCAGCGCGCCAGGAGGAAGCCCCTCTCGCCCTCTCGCTTTCACTGTGGCCGGTGTGATGCACCACGAGGACGGCACAACCAAACATGGAGCGCAGTTCATCCAGGCGGGCCACAAAGCCGGACATGTCCGAGGTAGAGTTTTCGTCTCCTGGACCGAAGCAACGGGCAAGGGTGTCCAGCACGATCAAGCGGGGGTTGCCATGCACGGAGGCCAGAGAGTTGATCGCGGTCATTGCCTCGGTGAGACTGTCCGGGTTGCGGATTTCCACGCCGGCGGAGGCCACAAACAACGGGACTTCGCTTGCTTTCTGTTCATGCCCGACAAGCCAAGCCCGGATACGCTTCGACAAGCCCCTGAATCCCTCGCCAGCGACATACACAACCGGCCCCGGATTCGGAGTGTCCACGTCGTGCCAGGGAAGGCCAGCGGCACAACTCAAGGCCATGTCGAGGGCGACGAAGGTTTTCATGGAGCCGGATGCTCCAAACAGGCAAGCGAGGCTCTGAGCTTCGAGGTAGTCCCGGATAATCCATTCCGTGGGCCGTGGTGCGGCCAGGAGTTCGCCAAGCGGCATAAGCCTGAACATCGTGTTGTCTTGAAGCATGGAACGTTCGGCATGGACCCGTTTTTCTGCTTCCATGGCTATAGGCATTAAAACGTCACCGGCGATTCTGCCGTCTGTTTCAATGGCCCACTGCTCGGTAAGTCTTACGGCATCCTCAAACGAATAGCCGTCCCAAAAGAGGCTTTCCAGTTTCGCTTTGGCCGCAACGTGGTATGGGTTCGGGATGCAGTTGCTAGGCAT